TTAATAAAACTCTATACCCGTAATCTTCAATGAGTTCTGGCGCTTCCCTTTAATTCCTTTTACATATTCAAAATGAATGTTTTTGATTGCCATCTTTATGAATTCAGTTTTTAACTCATCTTCCATTAATTCCCAGCCGTTTAGCAATGAATACTTGAAATTTTTAATCTTCTCATAGTTAAAAGTCTTACCCTTATCATTATCCTTGCGCTTTTCATACTCATGTATTTCTTTGTCAATACGACTTATTATTGGAAAAGCTTCATCCTTATCCATCATACCTTCTATAAAAAGTGTTTGACATCTAGCGCGTTCTTTTCGCAACTTTTCAATATCGATGCCGACATCTTCTATTTCTTTAGGTTGGTTTTCGATTTTATATGATGTTAAATCAAATTGTTTTAGATAATTGTAAAATTGTTTTAAAACCTCGCCTTCGTCGATGTTACATGCATTTTTATTTTTAGTATTTTTGCAGTTAGAACAAAAGTATAGTTTAGAATACCAAACTTCTTTATTTTTAGGCGTATGCTTGACTGTGTTTAAAGTCAATTTCTGGTTACAGTTTGGACATAATAGTTTACTTCTGAAAATAGCGTTATGTTTTACGATTGTAGAGTTAGTTTTTTCACTTATCCTTAATTTTATTTCTTCGTATTCTTCTTCACTTATAATAGCTTCGTGGGTGTTTTCGACGAATATGTCACCGAAAACAAGATGACCTCTAGCTACCGGACTCGTTAGAGCATTGCCTATAACTGATCTGTGCCAGTTTTTACCTAAGGGTGCTTTGTATTTAGAGTTGTTCAATTTTATAGTTATTTCTCTTAAACTAGTACCTTTTTTCGCTTCTTCTACTGCAAATCGTAATACTTTTTTATATTCATTAGGCACAAATTTATCGTTTACTCTGTCGTAATAGAAAGGAGGGACAGTTTTAGCTAACCCTTTTCTAGCTGATGCGCGTCGACCCATTGCAGTACGCTCTTGAATTGTAGTACGCTCCCACTCTGCCATAGCACCTACTAATGTTACGAACAAACGTCCCATAGCAGAAGTTGTGTCATATACTTCTGTTGCGCTCCTAAACAACACGTTTTTATTCTCAAACAATTCTAGTATCTCTAGTAAGTCTTTAACACTTCGAGTTAATCGATCTAGTTTATAGACTAAAACCAAATCAAAATTATCTATTTCATTCAACATTTCTTGTAAAGCGGGTCTGTCTTTTTTAGCTCCGGAGTATCCAGCGTCAGTATATACTTTATGAATTTTCCAGTCGTTTATGTCGCTGTAAGCTCTTAATTTTCTTTCTTGTTCTTCGATAGAGTGTCCTTTTTCTTTTTGTTCAAGTGTACTCACTCTAGTATAAATTGCTACTTTCATGTGCTCCCTCCTCAAAATTGGCAAAAAATAATAAGGGTAGGCGTGCTACCCGTGAAAATTGTATAAAAAAAGAGAGAGCGCAGATGCACCCTCTCATGTCGCAAATATTTCAGCGACTTGTCTAATTTGAAGCTTGCCGCAAATATTTCAGCGGCTTGTTTTGTATATATGTAATATACCATCAAAGAGAGTGTAGTTCAAGCGATTTAACTAAGAAATCTAATTTTTATACTATTTTCAATTTTATCTACTGTTTCTTTTGAATATGATATTTCTCCGGCAGGGTCATACCTATTAATTTTCGATATTCTATCCTTGCTGATTGTAGTGATATTTAAAACGTTAGCATAGGTCTTTTTATACTTGAATCGCTCATATCTTTTGCGAACCTTCGAATATTTTTTGAAGTCGTCATTCAGCGATTTGTTTTCATCAAGTAATTTTTGATCGTATGGGTTTTCTGCTTTTGACACCTTTTCAAGATTGTTCATGATTTTTTTAGCTAAATCCTTACCCGTTACGTCCATTTTTTCCAATACTAAAGGTAACAAATCTTCTTCGATATGCACATTGAATTTACTTCTGGAAGATGTAAGTGGAACTACCGTTAATATTGGATTTTTATTTGAATCGTGATTATTAAGTACCATACAAAAATGGTTTCCAGAAAACTCTCTGCCAACATTAACACCTAACTTTACATAAATTATAGTGCCTTTTTTATATCTGGTGTAACTTTTGTTTTCTTTTAACAATCTAACTTCATCCAATAAAAACTCTGAATATTCAAGACACCATGAATTCATATATTTAAATTTGTAAATCTCGCTATTTTGAATCTTTTTAAAATTATTAACTGCTGTTTCTAAAGGTGCGTTCTCTTCCATCCCTCATCCTCCTCACGCCACATAGGCGCTATTAATCAAAAATACGATAGTTATAAATAACTTTGCCTATCACTTCGATTTCATCAATAGAATCTAAATCGTAAGAATTAGTTTTAAATTCATCTGAATAGCTTGCTGGGTCTAAATGTAGTTTTGTTTCAGTACGTCTCACACGCTTAACTGTATATTCACCACCTAGACGTAATACAAGGATGTCATTGCTGTTAAGTTTATGATCACAAGACTTTCTATAATCATGGACAATTATATAAGAACCGTTAGCGAGTATTTTATTCATGCTATCTCCGTTTATTTTTAGTGCTATACATTCGCTAGGTTTACGACCGTTAAAAGCAAATGGTGGAACTTTTAATTTTTCATTATCAATTGCAACTTCCTCGAAATTTCCAGCAGAAACTTTACCGAAATATGGAACCTCGATTTCGCTATCAAATTCTGGTAAAACAATTTCTTCAATTTCTCCTAAGAGATAACCTTTAGAAACATTGAACAAACTTGAAATTTTTTCGACCATACCCATTCTAGGTTCAGTTCTTCCACTTTCCCACATTCTTATAGTACCTTCGGAAACATCTAATTTTTTAGCCATCTCAACTTTAGACAATCTATTGTTCAATCTGATTTCTTTTATGGAATTTTTGAAAGCCATTTTGTTTCCCTTCCTTATATATAATGTTTTTACACTTTTATTATACTATGAAAAATCGTAATTGCAACCCTTAAAATACGATTTAACAAAATAAAAATACGTAATTTTTAAAAATAATTACGAAAAATACTTGCAATCGTATTCTAATTACGATATACTTTGATCAGAACTTAACAAGGAGGTAAAAAAATGAACTACATCAAACATAGTTTGAAATTAGATGAATGGCGAAAACGAAAAGGTTACACCCAGTCATCTTTCGCAGAAAAACTTGGCATTTCACCGTCTACTTATAACATTTGGGAAAACAACCCAGAAATGATTAAACCTAGAGATGCTTTTAGAATTGCTAAGACATTAGATATCTCTATTGATGAGATTATTTTTTTAAAAGATGAATCGTATTTTAAATACGTTTTAGTCGAAGAAAAACAAACATCTTAATAGGAGGAAAACAAATGCAAGACTTAAAAAAGATTCATGAAATAGCAGTAAAAATCATCGAACTAGCAGAAAAAGAAAAATGGAGCGAAGAGGAATTACTAACGACAATAGACCTCTTACATCTCCAAAATAAAAATACATTGTCTTTAACTGTTGATGGTAAAAAAATTATTTAGGATTTTTTGTATTCATATCAACATCAAAAGTTAAAGGGTTTTCATCAACCAAAATTAATAGGTGACTTGAACGTATATCAATATTATTGCCGTTAACGTGGATTGTTACGACCAAACCATTTTCGTAAGCTAATCGAACACCTTTGCTACCATCTACAAATTCACATGGTGTTTCTTCAAACTTACCGGCATTTCTAACATTGATACTAAAGTTATAGTTAGTTTTCAATCTTATCACCACCCATCATCGCAGTAGCGATAAATAAATTATACACGAAAGGAGCATAAACATTATGCAAGCATTACAAACATTTTGTTTCCAATAAAAAAACACACACCTTGTCGTAGAAGGTATGTGTTACGGAAATTTTGTTCGGTTCTAATTACTACGACTAACAGCACAATTTTTGCTGGTATCGTCCCCAGCCCTGTATGGTGCTTAGGTTTTCCGTCAAAGTCTAGCGTCCTAAAAGTTACTACCTTCTAGTACGCATACCCTAGTTAACGTCTCTTGGTTGACTGTGGAATACAACAAACGATGTTCTAATTTAGACTTACTAACCTATAAAACCACAGGATGATTTAAAACCTCGCATAAGCAAGGAAATCACCTCCCAATGTAGTGGGGTTGGATTAATTATATAACGAAATATCGTTATGGACAATAAGGAGTGGTAAGATGCTGAACTTAAAAGAATTGAGAGAAGAAAAGGGGATAACACGCTATCAACTAGCGAAGCTAACGGAATTACAAAACTCGACAATTCGATCTATCGAAACAGAGGTTAAAAACCCCGGTTTCCTCACAGTAAAAAAAATATGCGATGCACTACAAGTTGATATCGCTAATGTAAAGGAGAAATAAAATGCAAGCATTACAAACAAAATCGAACATCGGAGAAATGTTCAATATTCAAGAAAAAGAAAATGGAGAAATCGCAATCAGCGGTCGAGAACTTCATCAAGCATTAGAAGTTAAGACGGCATATAAAGATTGGTTTCCAAGAATGCTTAAATACGGATTTGAAGAAAATACAGATTACACAGCTATCGCTCAAAAAAGAGCAACAGCTCAAGGCAATATGACACACTATATTGACCACGCACTAACACTAGACACTGCAAAAGAAATCGCAATGATTCAACGTAGTGAACCCGGTAAACGTGCAAGACAATATTTCATCCAAATTGAAAAAGCATGGAACAGCCCAGAAATGATTATGCAACGTGCTTTAAAAATTGCTAACAACACAATCAATCAATTAGAAACAAAGATTGAACGTGATAAACCAAAAATTGTATTTGCAGATGCAGTAGCTACTACTAAGACATCAATTTTAGTTGGAGAGTTAGCAAAGATCATTAAACAAAACGGTATAAACATCGGGCAACGCAGATTGTTTGAGTGGTTACGTCAAAACGGATTCCTTATTAAACGCAAGGGTGTGGATTATAACATGCCTACACAGTATTCAATGGAACGTGAGTTATTCGAAATTAAAGAAACATCAATCACACATTCGGACGGTCACACATCAATTAGTAAGACGCCAAAAGTAACAGGCAAAGGACAACAATACTTTGTTAATAAGTTTTTAGGAGAAAAATAAAAATCTTAATAGGAGGAATTATCAATGAACACACTATACAAAACAACCCTCCTCATCACAATGGCAGTTGTGACGTGGAAGGTTGTAAAGATTGAGAAAAACACAAGATTTAAACTTAGAAATTTTGATTATCCAAAAATTAATAATGCTCAGAGCAAATCATTGTTGGATATTGCTAGTCACGATCTAAAAGATATTTAACTGTATTCAAAATTTTCATATCTTGTTGAGCTTTTAAGCTTTCGTATAAAGCTATTGAATAAATAATTTCGTAAGATACGTTTTCAGGAGCATCTTCTTTCAACTTATTTATTCTATCTCTAAAAAAGTCACTGTCACCACCGAATTCTTTTTCGGCTTGATTACTAAGTTCACCAAAGAAATTTTGAAAATCATTAAATTCCATACTTATCACCTCCTTTCACTAGGAGATAACTAAATTATACACGAAAGGAATGGTAGAAGTGCCACCACACATTCAACAAATGTTATACGAAATCCAGTTAAAAGCTGGTATACCTCAAAAATTAATGGAAATGCAAGGTTTGATAAACGATGAAACAACCAAAGAGGAGAAAAAAGAAAATGAGTAACATTTATAAAAGCTACCTAGTAGCAGTACTATGCTTCACAGTCTTAGCAATTGTGCTTATGCCATTGCTGTACTTCACTACAGCATGGTCAATCGCAGGATTCGCAAGTATCGCAACATTCATATTCTATAAGGAATACTTTTATGAAGAATGAAAAAACTGCTACTTGCGCCAACAAGTAACAGTGACAAACGATTAACAAAATTAATTCATTTTCAATATAAAACGAAAAACGGAGGAAGTCAACTATGACTAAAAATTATAAAGACATGATGCAGGAAGAATTAAGAGATTTATTGGCTGAAAAGAATGGAGAATTGTTTGAAGTAGTGAATGAAATCAATAAAGAAACTGAATTTGCCGTTTTACTTTTTTCAACTGTAGGGGTTAGCAATGGAGATACTACATCATCGTCACATTGTGCGCTTGGGGATATTGTAGGTCTTGCTAATTTATTGAATAACGAAAATGATTACCACGATATCGCTAATGTTATCGAAATGTATAAATTAAAAAAACTTTTAGGTCTAGCTGACAACAAGGAGGACGAGAATGATGTATTACAAAACGGGTGACGTATGTCAAAAAATAATTAATGTAGATGGCTTTGATTTTCGATTAAGAGTTAAGAAACGAGCATATAGCGTCGAAATAGTTGTTTTAGATCATGAGGGGAATTCAATTGACGGGATACTAGTTTCTGACGAGAACGATCTATACACAGCGTTAGATATTTTGAAACAAAGTATTTATGAATGGATTGAAAATAACACAGATGAACAGGACAAACTAATGAACTTAGTCATGAAATGGTAGGTATAAGCATGAGAGACACAGAAAGAAATATATTGAATATTTTTAAGACGTTATTCGACGAATATACTTTGTCAAACCAACGAGCATTATTGGAAATTGAACGTAATCATCACGGATACTTATCGATTAATTTCCTGCACTATCACGACAGTTACAAAACAAACAATAAGCTTGTGCAGATACATGAAATCAATCCAGACAGCCATGAACGAATAAAAAATTTAATTATCGAGGTGCTAAGAGGTCATCGGAAGATTAAAAAAGGAGCATGA